TTAACCTATGGGCTTTTTAGATAGATTCAGAAAACGCGATAGAGAGGTAGACGCTAACACCGTAGACGACGTACTACTTAAGGCGATACTTAACGGCGAGGCTATAACGCGTGAGGACGCTTTAACATTACCCGCCGTAAGTGGAGCGGTAGACTTTATAAGCGGTACTATAGCAAGTATGCCCGTTAAATTATACAAGTATAAGCAAGGGAAAGTAGAAGAGCAGACCAAAGACGCACGCGTTACCATGCTAAACACCGATACGGGCGACACTCTTAACGCTTATCAACTTAAAAAGGCTTTAGTAGAGGACTACTTACTAGGCAAGGGCGGCTATTGCTATATAGAACGGGAACGCAACGAGGTAGTAGCGCTTAAATATATCCCCGAGGAATTTATAAGCATTTATAGAGATCCTAACCCGCTAGACAAGTGGTTTACTATCTTTTGTTACGACGCGGAGTTTTACCCGCATGATTTTATTAAACTCTTAAGAAATACAAAAGACGGGGCTAGCGGCGTCAGTTTGTGCGCCGAAGTCTCCAAGGCTTTAGAAACCGCCTATAATATGCTTAAATATCAACTTAACTTAGTAAAAGGCGGCGGCAACAAAAAGGGCTTTATTAAGTCACAACGCAAGCTAGGACAAGAAGAGATAGACTTATTAAAATCAGCTTGGCAAAACTTATACGCTAACGACCAAAGCAACGTAGTAGTTTTAAATAATGGTTTAGAGTTTCAAGAGGCGTCTAACACGTCGGTAGAAATGCAGCTAAACGAAAGTAAGAAAACCTTACAAGACGAAATTAAAAATATATTTCATATTAGCGGCGATTACTACGAAACTTTTAAGACGGCTATATACCCTATAGTTAAAGCTTTTGAGACGGAGCTAAACCGCGTATTACTCTTGGAAAAGGAAAAGGGTAAATACTTTTTTGAATTTGACGTTAAAGAGATCATAAGAGCCAATATTAAAGAACGATACGAGGCTTACAAGATCGCCAAGGAAATAGGGCTTAAAACTATTAACGAGCTGCGCAGAGATGAAAACTTAAACGATATAGAGGGGCTAGACGTTGTAGACTTTGGCTTAGGTTCTGTATTATATGACGTTAATACTAAGCAATATTACACCCCTAACACGGGAGACGTAAAAGGCGGCGACGTTACCGTATCAGAGGACGGAGACGAGAATATAAGCTATAGCGAGCATATACCGCTAAATACTAACGAAAGGGGGGTTAAGACATGAATATAAGAGTTACTAAGGATAGCGTAGAGCTTGACGGCTACGTTAACGCCGTAGAAAGGCTAAGCAAGCCTTTAAAAGATCGCTTAGGTAGCTTTGTAGAGCGTGTTAAGGTTGGAGCTTTTAAAAGGGCGCTAGAGCGTGCCGAGGACGTCCGTATATTACTTAATCACGATTGGCAAAGAGACTTAGGCGGAATAAAAGACGGCAACTTAGAACTATACGAGGACGCTATAGGCTTGCACGCAAGAGCAACTATTACAGATAAGGACGTTGTAGAGCAGGCAAAGCGAGGCGAGCTTAGAGGTTGGAGCTTTGGCTTTACCGATAGAGACGTAGAGCAGGGCGAAGAGAACGGGCTAACCGTCCGTAATGTTAAAGACCTTGACTTATACGAGGTATCACTTATTAACCGCTCGCGAGTACCCGCTTACGACGGTACACTAGTAGCGGTAAGAACCGCAGACGATAGCAACGCTATAAATATTAGCGACTATACGGAAAGCGAGCTAAACTTAAGGGTTGACGAAGAGCAGCCCGCTAACAATGATAATCACGCGGCGGCTAACGGTGCGGTTGATTATACAGAGTACCACAAAATCATAGACGAAATGAAAGGAGATAATTAAACTATGAATTACAAGGGACTAATTGAAAAGAAAAACGACCTAATCACACGCGCCGAGGCTATTCTTAACGACGCAGAAACCAACAAGCGCGAGCTTACCGACGCAGAGGCGCAGGAACTCGCAGAAATTAGGGACGACGTAAGAAAGATTAAAGAGGCGCTTAAGATCCACGACGAAATTAAGGACGAGAAAAAGGAACTTAAGGAAGAGGCAGCCGAAGAGCAGGCAGAGGCAGAGGCAGCAAAAGAAGAGGCAGCAAAGGCAGAGGCAGAGGCTAGAGCTTTTGAGGCTTACGTAAGAGGCGTAGTACTTAACGAGCGCGACGCCGTTAATATGACTAAGGCGGCTAACGGCGCGGTTATTCCTACAACTATCGCTAATAAGATTATCGCAAAGGTATATGACATTTGTCCTATTCTTGAGCGTTCGACAAAGTACAATGTAAAGGGAAAACTTGTAGTACCTTACTATGACGAGGATACTAACGCTATTACAGTAGCTTACGCTAACGAGTTTGAGGAACTTACAAGCAATGTAGGAGCTATGGATAAGGTAGAACTTGACGGTTTCTTAGCAGGAACTCTTACACTTATTTCAAGATCACTTATCAATAATGCACAGTTTAACATTGTGGACTTTATCGTAGAGCGTATGGCTTACGCTATTAAGCGTTTTATCGAAGATCAGTTGCTTAACGGTACAAGTAACAAGATTGCAGGACTTAGCGGAGTTACTAAGAGCATTACCGCAGCAGCTACAACCGCTATTACTGCGGATGAGGTAGTAAGACTTCACGACGCAGTAAAAGACGACTTTCAGGCTAACGCCGTTTGGATTATGTCGCCCGCAACTAGAACAGCGCTTAGAACTCTTAAGAGTACAACGGGTTATTACTTGCTTAATGATGATGTTTCAACACCTTTTGGAACTTCACTTCTTGGAAAGCCCGTTTACGTTTCCGACAATATGCCCGATATGGCGGCAGGAAAGACTGCTATCTATTACGGAGATATGAGCGGACTTGCTACTAAGTTTAGTGAGGAAATGACAATCGAGGTACTCCGTGAGAAGTACGCAACTCAGCACGCCGTAGGTGTAGTAGGTTGGCTTGAATTTGACGCCAAAGTAGAGGACGCGCAGAAAATTGCTAAGCTTGTTATGAAAGCGTCATAATTAAAAGGGGGCTAAGCTTATGATGTATAAAGCAAGCGTAAGCTTTGGCGGTAAAGTGTCTATGAGCGTCGGAGAGGTTAAAGACATTTCCGACGTTAACATAGCTAAAGACCTTTTAAAGGCGGGTTATATCGAAGAGGTAAAGCCCACCGAAAAGGATAAGCCAAAGGACGAAATAGAGCAGCCTATAAGCGAAAAGGCAAAGCCCACCAAGGGCAAAACAAAGCGGGGGTAATACCCCAAAAGGGGGCATTATATGGACGCTATAACAAAGGTTAGCGAGATCACGGCGCAGGACGTAGCCGACTATTTAAGGATAGCAGAGCTAACGAAGGACGACGAGAACTTTATAACGGCAACTATAAGCGTAGCGGTTGACTATATCCTAAAGTATACGGGTATAGAGGACGCCGAGACACTAGACACTTATAACGACATGGTTATAGTAGTATTTGTATTATGTCAAGATATGTACGATAATAGGGCGCTATACGTAGATAACTCAAACGTTAACCGAGTTGTTGAGAATATATTAGGTTTACACCAAAGGAATTTATTATAGTATGGGTAAAGTAGAAAAGAACGCGGGGAAATATAATAGACGTATAGAAGTATACCAAGTAACTAAAGGCAAAGACGCGGCGGGCTTTCCTGCGGACGTTGAGAAACCTTCTTTAGTACTTACGGTATACGCAGAGGTTAAGACGACAAGAGGCTTTACTCTTATTATGAATAATACAGACTATGAGAAAGCACTAACACGCTTTACTATACGTTATCCTAAGACCGTCATAACTTACGATATGTTAATAAAATACAGTGGTAAGACCTATAGTATAGAATATATTAACAACGTAGACGAGGCTAACGAAGAGCTAGAGCTACAATGCAAGGAAGTGGTGCAAATTGGCAAGGTTTAAAGCAGAGTTACCAAACGATATTATAAAACAGTTTGAGAGCTTAGACAAAAACACGCATAAAATGCTTGAAGAAATGACAGAGGCAGGCGCAAGGGTGGTTTTAAGTAATATTAAGTCTAGCGTGCCGCATAGTTGGTATAGTAGTAATATTATGAAGTGCCTAAAAGTTACTAAGCCTTACAAAACACCAAGCGACGACGGCGTAAACACTAAAGTAGCTTTTTACGGTTACTTTATAAACCGCAATAAAGAGCGGATACCCGCGCCGCTAGTAGCTAACGTAACGGAGTACGGGCGAAGTAATAGCCCTTACCCTAAAAAGCCGTTTATGCGTAGGTCCTTTAAAAAGGCACAAATAGAAAAAGCTATGCAGGCGGTACAAGATAAATATATACCAAAGGGGTAAGCTATGTTATTTAATTTTAACGCAGAAATAGAGAGGATCTTAAACGGTGAGAACGGGCTAGGCGTACCCGTTTCGTTTATGTTTTACGACGGCGACGCTACTACTTACGTTACGTATATGCAGCTTGACAAAGATAACTCTATAGCAGGCGACGACGAGCTTATAGGGTGCGTACAATATTACGATTTCGACGTATATAGCAAAGGTAACTACTTAAACGTTATAAGTAACTTAATAGACTTAATGCAGGCGGCGGGGTGGACTTACCAGCCTAGCCGAGATAGTCCCGACTTATACGAAAGGGACACGAAATATTATCATAAAACTATATGTTTAGCAAAAGAAAGCGAGGTAATAAAAAATGGCTAATATCGGATTAACTAATATTTGGTTTAGCGAACTTACCGAGGCGGCAGACGGTACGGCTACTTATGCGGGAGCTACTAACCTTGGTAAAGCCGTTAGCTGCTCCGTTAGTATCACTAATAACGAGGCTAAGCTTTTCGGCGACGACACATTAGCAGAAAGCGACACAAGCTTTGCGAGTGGTACTATTACCCTTGGAGTAACAGACGACGACGACACCGTTTTCGCTCCGTTACTTGGGCATGAGTTAGACACCGAAACGGGCGAGGTAATTAAGACTACTAACGACGCCGCGCCTTACGTTGGTGTAGGTAGAATTGTTACTAAAATGGTTAACGGGGCTTATAAGTATAAAGTAGAGTTTCTCTATAAAGTTAAGTTTGCAGAGCCTAGCAAGGACGAGACAACTAAGGGCGAAAGTATTGAGTTTTCAACCCCGAGCGTTGAGGGCTTAATTTCAGCACTTGACGACGTAGACGGAACTTGGAGCAAGACTAAGACTTTTAATACTAAGAGCGACGCGCTTACTTACCTTAAAAACCTTATGGCAGCAGGCGGACAGACTTACCGAGTAACTTACGACCTTATGGGCGGTACGGGAAATGTAGACGACGTTAACGTTACCGCAGGCGAGAGCGTAACACTTGCGGACGGTACTAACATTACCGCGCCCGAGGGTAAAGAGTTTAGCGGTTGGGCTACACATACTAGCGCTACCGCTCCAAACGTAACAAGCCCTTATACACCAAGCGGCGACGTTACACTTTACGCGGTATACACAGAGGCATAAGTTATATATTAAGCAGCATAGGGCGGGACTTTTCCGCCCTTTTTGCGAATAAAAAAGAAAGGGTTTTTAGTCATGGCAAACAAAAAACAAAACAAAGTAGAAAAATCATTTATAGATTATAAAGGCGAAAAGTACGAGTTAGTCTTTAACCTTAACGTTATGGAAGAAATCCAAGCAGAATACGGGAGCGTTGAGGCTTGGGGTAACTTGGTAGAGGCAGAGGAAGAGCCAAAAGCTAAAGATATTAAGTACGGTTTTACGGCTATGCTTAACGAGGGTATCGACATTTACAACGAAGAACACGCAGACGACGAGGACTTTAAAGCTAGATCTTTTTTAACAGAAAAACAAGTAGGGCGTATTATTTCCGAACTAGGACTAGTAGAGGCAGCTAGACGCCTTAATAAACAAGTAATCGATAGCACAAAATCAGATGAAAAAAACTAATAATCCATGATGAGGTATCAGATCCTACCGTAGACTTTTCATGGTTTCGATTTATAGGCAGGACAAAACTAGGACTAACTAACCACGAGGTAGGACGCTTAACGCTGCGCGAGTTTAATAAAGAATACCAACTTTATAAAGACGATTTCGACTTAGAGTTATTATTAAAAGCAACTCGGACGACATACGAACAAGCTAAATTAAAAGCGCAGCAGGCGGAAGAGTGGTTTTAAGGCATTTTAAGGGCGATTTAAAGAACGCCCTAATAAATTATCAAACAAAAACGCAAACGCGCTTATTTATGGCGTTAGGGCTTTAAAAAGGGGTACTATATGACAAGCTATATTATTTATTGTTTAAAAAATAAATTGAATAATAAAAAGTATATAGGTGTAACGTCACAAACCCCGTGCGCTCGTTGGCAAAATGGCAAACACTACTCACGACACAAAAAGTTATATAACGACATTTTAAAATATGGGTGGGATAACTTTAGCCATGAGGTTTTATATACAGATTTAACCGAGGACGAGGCAAAGGAAAAAGAAATAGAACTAATAGAAAAATGGGATTTAATTAACAAGGGTTATAACACTTTAAGAGGTGGCACTATACCAAAGCATAACGAGGCTACAATAAAGAAATTACAAGAGCTTAACAAAAGCGAAAACAACCCATTTTATAAACGAAAGCATACGGAAACGTCTAAAAAACTTATGAGTAAAAACAGACCAAAAAAGGGCGTTATATGCGTAGATACGGGCGTATATTATGAAAGCACCCGAGAGGCGCAGAGACAAACGGGAACAGATCACGGCGACATAAGTAAATGTTGTAAAGGTAATAAGAAAACGGCGGGCGGTTTTCGTTGGAAATACGCATAGAAAGGGGGTTTATAAATGAGTGGTTTCGGTGGTTCGGTTAAACTAGTTGGAGAAACAGAATATAAAAAAGCACTTAGTAATATAAAAAGCAGCTTACGAGAAGTAAG